CCCGCCCGGCGAGATCATCAAGCCATGAGCACCAAGTACGACAATCACTTCGTCGGCAAGCTCATGGTGTTTCGTAAGCGGGACGAGGAGCAGATTGTCGACGCCCACACCGTGGTCGAGCTTACGTTATCGTGTGGGCACCTGAAGTGGGTTTCTGGCTCGCAGAGAGGGTGGGTGCAGAACACGGATTGCTGGAGATGTCCTAAGCCAGTGGATACAATCAACCGTGACCGATAAGACCCACCCATCGCTTGCGGAGATATCCGCGGACCCGGCGAAGTATCTGTCTGGCCCAGAGGGCATGCTGGCGGTCGCCGCGGTCGTGCGCGCAAACATCATCGCTGTTGGGGAAGAGAAGGCGGTGCCACCATGGCTCGTCGCCGTCATGGCCCAGATCGGCATGATACTGGCGGAGATGGGAAAGCAGCTTGCAAATGAGCGGCTGGCCGTGATAGCTTTGACCATCGACACGCCACCACGGATGCACTGAATGAAATTCCCCCTATCAAGCGCTGACGACTTTTGCGCCCAGATTAAGCTGGTAACGGAAGTCGCAAAAACCCGCCTTTTTGAAATCCCCCGCCTCGCGAGCATCGTGAGTCAGGGCGGCAACGAGATGACTGACGCGGATCTGACCGATGCTTTTCTTGCGCTCGTGTTGGTCGCCGCGCACCGCAAGATCGACCTCGGCGAGGCCGTGCTTAAGGTGCTGGCGTGAGCGAGTTCCAGCACCAGTCGATTCTGTACGACCCAACTACGGCGGAGCAGGACAGGCTGTGCTTGCATCCTGACATGACTCCTGGCCAGGTCACATTGCACAATGCCCCGCCGCAGTGGCGGGCGGGCTTTTGGACCGTCAATCTGGGTGATGTGCTGTTTCTCGTCGCGCTGATAGTATGGCTCATAAAGCGGTGACCAAGAGTGAGCTCGAAAAAAGAATCCGAAAGCTCAGCTGCCAAGTCACGGGCAGCTCGAATATCTCGATCCATCACTGCCAGGGCGGAACGATGTCGGTTGCGCTTACGGCGCGTGGTCTTGATGGGACCAAAGGCCTGGGCCAAAGGGGATATTCCGATGCGCTTATTATTCCTATACACCCAGAGTTGCATTACTTTGGACCGGAAGCCATCGACGGGCACATCGGGAGGTCGAGGTGGGAGTTAAAGTACGGTCATCAATGCGATCACTTGGACGCGGTCGGCGAACAAGTCGGGTGCGATCTGTGGGAGCTGCACGCATTGTGGACGGGACAATCGGAACTCTATATTCCACTGAAAACGCCCTTCAAGAAGCCGTAGTCGAATGGGCCAGGTACCGGCGCGTGCCGCCCATTGGCCTGCTGCGAGAAGACCAATATCGCAACAACGAGAATGGCTTCGGTGTAGCGATCCTCAAGGAAGAGGGCACGTCATTCAAAGAGTTCTGGACGCTGAGCGACTTCATGTTTGCCGTGCCGAATGGCATGCAGCTGGCGGGCACTGCCGGGCGTCGCGCGCGCTACATGAACGCCATGAAGAATCGCGGCCTCAAGCCTGGTGTCAGTGACCTCGTTATCGCCTACCCAGTTGCTCCGTACCATGGCATGTACGTTGAGCTGAAGCTCCACCTCAACTCAAAGATCAGTGAAGCGCAGGTCGCCTGGACGTCTCTCATGAACGCTGTGGGGTACTATGCTGTAGTATGTCCCGGCTTCAATGACGCGGTCTGGCAGATCGAGAATTACCTGAAGGGGAGCTACCCGAGATGAAACCAGCACTTCCGGTGAACCAGATCCCAGTGGCCCCGCTTGAGGACGAGCTGACCCAGCGTCAGCGCGCGTTCGTCAATCATCCGATGATCCTGTCGAACCCCGAGCTGGCCGCCAGAGAAGCCGGCTACAGCGAGAGCTACGCCAAGTCCAATGCGTGGACGCTACGGAAGCAGCTGAAGTATTTCATCAATCAGAAGTCCTACGAGCTGGGTGAGTGGATCAACGTCGATGCAGCGGAGACACTCGCGCAGATCGGCGCCGTCGCCTCGTCGAACATTCTTAACTATTTCGAGTACGTCGACACTGAGGGCGGCTCACGCCTGCAGGTCAAAGAAAATCTCAAGGCGCTGCCGCAGTGGATGCAGGCCTCGATCAAGAAGATCGAGTTCGAGACCATTGTGCTTCCCAGCGGCACGCAGCTCACCGTCATGACGAAACTGGAGCTCCACGACAAGATGAAGGCCGTTGACCTCTTGGCGGACATCCACAAACTCAAGGTTATCCCAACGGACAAGCGCAACACTGACGCCCTCAAGGGAATGACGGTTGCGCAGCTGCAGCGGTTGGAGGATACTATGGCTGAGATCACATCAGAAGTTCGCGCGCAAGGCCGCGCTGCCCGAGAGAAGGAAGCCATCGATGTCGAATTCAAAGAAATCAGTGGGTCTTAAGTGGCCTCACAAGGCACAGTTCGTCAAAGTGCTACAACCCGTGCTTGAGAAGGCCGTGGCAAAGCATAATGCGGCCATGACGTACGGCTACTGCCCGCACTGCGGTAGCCAGAAGCTGACCTTGGCCGGCAAGCCGCCGAACGGCGGGGACAGAAACCTGCAGCGCTTCGAGTGCAAGGGCTGCAGCAGGATGACCAGGCACCCGCTGGCCAGGAAGCCGGAGCCGAAGGTCAAGATCAAGACGGTCATGGATCTCCCGAATCGATTCGTGTTCCTGGTCACGTCAGCGCAGAACGCGACTCCCATACACCCAGCCTTCTGGGAGAACCTGCTGGCCTATCGAGAATTTAGAAAAGCGCGCCTAAGCGTAGTGCCACTACGATATCGCAACCCAACTTCAATTTGGTCAATGAACCAGACGAACGATGAGTGGTGGACGAAGACCCTGCATCCGTACCTGTTCGCCGGCCGTAAGCTACTTGGCCCAGGCATCATGCTTATGGGCGACGTCAAGACACAAGTCGCGAGCCCGAACCCCTTGGGCGGATACGACAGCTTGAGCGGGCCGAATTCGGCCATCTTCGGGCATCCGCAGATCGCGCTGAAGTCGGTCGCTACCCCACAGAACCGCACGCCGAAGATCATCACGACTACCGGCGCCTGCACCATCAAGAACTACAACAGCGGCGGCGCTGGCATCCGTGGTGACTTCCATCACAGCTTCGGAGCCACCGTGGTCGAGGTCGATGGCGACTGGTTCACCCTGCGGCAGATTGTCGCCAAGGAAGACGGCAGCTTCATCGACAGGGAGTTCGCTGTCGCCGATGGTAAGGTAACGAAGGCGCCGCCGGCCGAGGGTGTCACCATGGGAGACACGCATGAATGGTTCAAAGACCCCGATGTCATCAAGGGCACGTTCGGTAAGGGCGGGCTCGTTCCCACACTGCGACCCAAGCGCCTTTTCTGGCATGATCTTCTGGATGGGTTTACCGTCGACCACCACCATCAGGGTAATCCATTCATTGCGCTGGCCAAGAGACTCGGCGATATGTTCGACGTCCGCAAGGAAGTCACCGATGCCGTGAGGTTCGTGCTCAGCAGCACGCCCCCTGGCGTTGAGTCCGTCATCATCGCATCGAATCATACCGACCATCTGAGCCGGTGGATTCGTGAGAGCGATTGGCGCAGTCTGGACCCTGACAACATGGTCTTCTATCTGGAGACCGCGCTGGCGATGGCCGCCGGCACCAAGATGAAGACGCAGGCCACGTCGACCCCGGACCCGTTCGAGTATTGGTTTGACCGCATCTGGGAAGAGCACGCCACCAAAGGATCGTTCCGCTGCCTGGGCCGCGACGAGAGCTACAGCGTCCAGGGTGTCGAGTACACCTTCCACGGCGACAAGGGCGCGAACGGCGTCAAGGGCAGCCGCGCTGCGTACTCCCGTATCGGGACCAAGACCAACATTGGCCACGCGCACTCACCTGGCATTACCGAGGGCTGCTACCAGGCCGGCACCAACAGCTACCTACGGCTCGAATACAACGCCGGGCTCAGCGGCTGGATGCACACCGACGTTGTGCAGTACGCCAACGGCAAGCGCAGCCTGATCTTCTTCAGCGGCAAGCGTTGGCGCCTGTGATCCGCCCGGACGTGGTGTACGCTGTTTGCACGGCCACTCAGTGGCCCATGTTCTACAGGACGTACAGGAACAGCGATCCAGTATTTCTCCCGGCGCATAAGTTCTGGTGGTGGCCGTGAGTAATTTGCTGTTCTTGATTGGCTCAGGTATAGTCATCCACTACGCACGCGACGCACCAATGCTTGTCGCTGGTTTCTTTTTCTACGCTGGCTCTGCCATCAACTTTGTAAGAGGATACCCAACGTGAGCCTTCCAACCAACAACGCCGCGCGCAAGGCGCTCCCCATCTGGGCCTACATGTTCGGGTACTTCCCGGACGCCTTCCTTGCGGAGGTTGAGGTAGCCGTAGCCGGAAACGACCAGCACAACAAGGGTGAGCCCTTGCATTGGGCGCGTGAGAAGTCCGCGGACCAACTCAATACCGCCCTACGCCATCAGTTCGATTATGCCAAGGGCGTGAAGAAGGATGTCGACGGGACGTGGCATCTGGCCAAGGCCATCTGGCGCCTCAAGGCCCAGCTGCAGCTCGACATCGAGGCAGACAAGGCCGAGAGAGACGCCGATGTAAGTCGCGACTTCTCAGCCGGTGAAGGCTCCAGCGGCGGCAGCAGAGACCCATGGAACGATGAGCTGTTGCGGGAAGACCTCCAGCGTCACTTATCACGGAGTTACTAACATGCGAATTTCAGCGAACCTGGTGGAAAGTCTTTTGATCTCGGCCCAGAACGAGGTGGCGGCCGAGCGCCGGGAGAATCGAGCGCTCAACAAGGACGCGCCCGTTGACTTCAGCACGGTGATCGCGGCGTTCCGCCGAGCTGCGGAGCTCGCCCAGGAGAATTTCATTTACCGAAAGGTGCGCGGCCGGAAGTCCGGGGTAAAGCAGACGGTCATCACTACCGCGCAGCGCAAGACCGATGGCAACGTGGGTCACTCGTTGGTCGAGTACACGCTGTGCCTGCTGCCTTATAGCGGTCGCCGCCCGTTCAAGTATGAGGTCGACAAAACCGACGAGCGCGACAAGACCTCAAAGACGACCATCGTGGTCAAGTCCGCCATACCGATTTTCAGGGAGCAGTGGATTCGTACCGACAGGCTGGAGGCAGCATGAACCTTCCTAATTTGAGTTCGGCTGATGCGGCCGGATACATCGATGACCCGTTTGCTCGTACGACCAACAGAGATGAGCAAGACAAGCGCGGCGCCATCCTTGTGTACCCGAGCCTGAATTACATCAACCCATTTAATCCGAGGCCTGAAGACATCGACATTCGCGACATCGCGCATGCGCTCGCCCTCACCTCGCGCTACGGCGGACACTCACCGGAGCCCTACAGCGTGGCCGAGCACAGCTGGCGCGTGTCCTGCCTTATGCAGAACAGGACGTACTACAACGAGCCCACTCTGTTGCTGGCGGCGCTGCTGCACGACGCCGAAGAGGCCTACTTCGGTGACATGCCGAGCCCCATCAAGCACAACCCTGAGATGGCATCCTTCAGGATTGCCTCGTGCGCCATGAGCCGCGCCATCTTCGCGAAATTCGGAATAGATCACAGCCTGATTGCGCACACCAAGTGGGCCGACGACGCAGAGTATCACCGCGAGCGCCGCGCCATGTGGCCCGACGATCCGAAGGACTACGTCAAGCCGTGGCCGTGGCAGCAGGCAGAGCTGTGGTTTCTCAACCGCTTCGAGATTCTCCAGGCAGAGCGCGCCGCGAAGGTGGCGACATGACAACCATCGTTTTCAAGGGCGGTGAGATGGCGTCGGACTCCCGCGTGTCGGTTGATTCCGATGCCGGGGTGACCAGAACCTATAGTGCCGCTAAGCTATTCCGCAAGACCATCCAGCCAACTAAGCGGAAGTTGCTGGCCGGCGGAGCGGTGAAACAGATCCCGGATGGGGACGCTTACGACGTCGTAATAGGGCTTGCTGGCGAGTCTACCCCTGGCCTTGTGTTCCTCGATTGGTACGGGTCAGGAGACCCGGAGCCCGAGTCAATCAGTGGTGCTGACTTTACCGCTCTCATTCTTACGCCCCAGGGTCTATTCGAGGCAGATGCCTACTGTCGCCCAGAGCAAGTCTTGGACGAGTTCTACGCCATAGGCAGCGGGGCGGCGGCGGCAATGGGCGCCATGCACCACGGCGCGACAGCCCAAGAGGCGGTGGAAATAGCTGCTAAGATAGATGTCTACACGGCGCTGCCGGTCCAAGTGATGAAACTGTAATGGAGATCATGGTCGACGTTGAGAGCTTGGGGCCGCCGCCGTACGGCCGGCTGCTGCAGATTGGTGCGGTCGGCTTCGACTTCAACAAGATCCTTGAGCCTCATGAATTACTGCAAAGAAATTTGCTTATATTCGACATGGTGGTCGACGTTGATCACGACACCCCGGACACCGAGAAGTTTCTCAGCGCTACCCGTATCGACCAGGATACGCTTGACTGGTGGAGTTTGCCCGCCCAGCAGGAGGCGGTAGTCTCCATCAATCTGTCGCCGCGTCGCGGTACCCCCCTGGAGTGCCTGACGTCGTTCTCCAGCTGGATCAAGCGTAACCTGGGCAAGAAGGCCAGGGTTTGGGCGAAGCCGCCCATGTTCGACCTGGGCCTCCTCAGGTACAGTTTCCAGATCGTCGGCCTCAAGTGCCCCTGGGACCACCGCCAGGAGGCCTGCCTACGGACCCTGCTCTGGACGGCCAAGCACGCCAACCCTCTTGACTTCAAGGTGCCATCCATTACCACAGCCGGCCTCATACCGCACTACGGGCTCCATGACGCCGCTGAGCAGGCCACCCTAGCCCAGGCTGCCATGGTGGCGCTAAGTCGTCCCCAGCGCCCCCTGGTGGCTCCTGGTGATGTTATACTGAAGGCCCGTGGAGTGAAGCATGTCAACCAAAAAGAATAGCCCGGACGTCAGCAGCGAATTTCCCGAGCCGGTTGTCGGCCGGCACTTTGCCCCTGTGGGCCGGGCGGCTGATAATGATCACGAGGTTCGCAAGAGCGCGCACCCGGCGCAGCAGATGACGGAGATCGTCAAGCCGACGCACCCCTACGTCTACCCTGCGGCGGTCGGAAAGAATCACAGCTTTAAGACGAAGGGTCCGCGCGCGAGATAATTGGTAAGACGTGACGACTCGCTGGATAGGGTTAGTCCGTCTCTTGGATACGTTAAGGGCAATGTGCGGGTTATATCCAAGAGGGCCAATGCCATCAAGTCAGACGCTAGTTCGGCTGAGATATACCTGGTATACTGTTATGCAAGAGCAATGGAGGAAGAGGCAATGGCTGGCAAAAAGAGGCATGACCTAAGCAGAAGCAAGCAATATGTGCCCAACCACGCGCCGGTTTCCGGCTACCCTGGGCACAATGACCCGACAGAATTCAACCAGAGCGCCAAGGTAGGGCAGCCAGTGCCGCCCCCGGCCGCGCCTATGCCCTCGGTAGCCCCTCCTCCTGACATGGCCGGGCAGATGATTGCCGGCGAGCAGAGCCGATAATGGGCCGCTCCGGGAAAGAAGATGGACGCCCGGTAGCTGGCCCAGCCACTGGGGATGCCCTTAAAACGGCCCTCAAGTCTGCCCTTGCCGCCAAAGGCGATGGGACGTACCAGGGCCGCCCTGGCGTGACGTCCGAGTCCTCACCGGGATCTCCGACGTCCTCGCTGCCAGGAACGATGGCGGCGGCGGGCGAGAAGCTCATGAACCCCACAGCCAACATCGAACGTGGTATCTCTGCCGGCGGCGGCTGATATGTGGCAACGCAACACAGGCTCCAGCCCGAACCCCATTGACCCGGTCACTGGCGGCGCCCTGAAGACCCCGAACCCCATGACTCCAATGACCCTTGGCCCGCGGCAACGCGCAGCCGGTCTGGTCACGCCGAAGCGTGAAAGATTGCTTGCGCTACCGAAGCTGCCAGGGGCGCTGCCCGGAGTTTGAAGTGAACGCGGTGGTGTCGGTCACCCCGGTTGGCAGAGTTCTTGAAAACGCGGACAAGTGCCTGTTCATGCTTGGAAGCGCCATGCTCTTTGCGGACATGAGGCGCGGCAACATTGCAGACAAGCGCGCTCGCCGCAAACACCTTCGCTTCCACCTACTCAACGCCTATCTCGCGACTCTTTGGATGGAAGACTCGGTCAACGAGATGAAGTCCATAGACGCCAAGACGGCGTACGTCAGGGCCGCCGCCGTCATTCTGGCTATGCACCGGAACGCGGTCGGCGCACTTCTGATTCACCCTACCCTCATTGAGAGCGAGATCACGACCGCCCAGGAACGGCTTCGCCTACTGATCACGGCATGTAGACTCCGGTGATTGGGTACAGCCTGACGGAAGTTCAGGCGCAGCGACTTCGGCTCGACCTTCGAGCCTTCGCGAAGGATGCGTGGCCCGTAGTCGACACCGCCTTCCTGCGATGGGGTTGGCATATGGATGCCATATGCGATCACCTCGCGTACATCAGCATGGGTCAGATCCGCTTCTTCATGTGCAACCTGCCGCCGCGCATGTCCAAGTCGCGCCTGTGCTCCGTCATCTGGCCGGTCTGGGACTGGCTGGTAGACGCCAAGACCCAGTGGCTGACGGCGAGCTATGCCCTTCAGTTGGCGAAGCAGGACTGCTTGGCCTCACGCCGGCTGATCGACTCACGATGGTTCATGGATCGCTGGGGCTCAGAGATCAGCTTCGCCTATGACGAGAAGCTAAAGCAGCAGTACAGCAATAACCAGGGTGGTCGACGCATCGCGATCAGCGTCGAGGCCGCCACTACCGGCTTCGGCGGCAATCGATTACTGGTGGACGATCCCCACAACGCGCAGGAGACCGAGTCGCCGGTAATTGTCAAGAAGACGTGCGACTGGTGGGATAATGGATTCCAGAATCGCATGAACGACCAGATGCGCGACAGCTGGGCCGTCATTGGTCAGCGCACTGCTGACAACGATCTCTTCGATCATATCCAGCGCACTACCGACATGCGCGAGGTGTGTCACCTTACGCTGCCCAACGAGTTCGAGAAGAAGCGCCGCTGTGTCACGCGGCTGCCGAGCAAGAAGCGCATCTTCACCGACCCCAGGAAAGAAGAAGGCGAGTTGCTGTGCCCCGACCGCGTCGACGCCAAGCGCAGCGCCCACTTGAAGAAGACCATGAAGGCCAAGTATTGGCTGCAGTTCCAGCAGACCAGCAAGGGCGGTGGCGGCAATATCATCACCAAGGACATGTGGCGCATGTGGAATGGTCCGCCGCCAGAGGTCGACCAGATCATTACGTGCTGGGATACCGCGATGTCAGAGGAGCAGGTCAAGAAGGCCGACTTCAGTGCGCGTACTGATTGGGGCATCTTCCGATGGTCGGAAACCAAAGAGGTTGACACCATCGATGACCGTACTGGCAAGCGTGGACTGATTAGCGTGAAGATGCCCGAGAGAAACTACGCCATCCTCCTCGGCGCCTGGAAGGGGCGGGTGGCATACTTCAAACTGAAGAAGGTCGCCAAGGACCACTACATGAAGTGGAAGCCTGACTACACCCTGATCGAGAAGAAGGTCAGCGGCATCTCGCTGATACAGGACTTCCGCCGCGCCGGCATCCGCGGGCTCCGCCCAATCAGCATTGATCACGGCGGGCGAACGAAGATCGACCTGGTGGAGCGCGTCAACATCGTGTCCGACATGTTCGAGGACGGCTGCGTGTTCTATCTCGACCGCGATAGCTGCCAGGATGTCATTGACGAGTTCGCCGAGTTCCCCCATGCCACACATGATGACTACGTGTCGTCAGGCACTATGGGTATTCAGTGGGCGCGTCGCCGCGGCGAGCTCAAGAGCTGGGAAGACGAGAAGGAAGATGGGACCATGCGGATCTTCAAAAGGAAGGGTCCAGTTTACGGCTGATCGAGCGCTCGCGGGTCGGGTATAATATGGTCTCCACCCGGAGAGAAAAATGACAAGCAACGTGGTGCCGATAGGCGGCCTTAAAGGCAAACTCTGCGACAGCATTGACCAGGTAATCAAGTACCTGACCGAGCACCGTAACGAGGTCAAGACGCTCGTGGTCGTGCTTGGGGACCACAAGGAATTCATGATGTGGATGGGCCCCGACGCGGAAGCGGTGAGCTATGCCACAGACTTCGCCAAGGCTGTGCTCAACGCCTCTATCCTGGCTGAATACGGCCTCTGATATTCGGAGCCTGTAGAATGGCTGGGCCTGTGCAAGAAACTGGTTTACCTGGTGAGCGAGCCTTGCAGAGCCAGAGCAATCGTTTGCCGCACTAGCGGCATCCAGTAGTTTTAGAGTGCAGTGACAATGGCGAAACCAATTCAAAAGGGCTACGACTCCAACGTGGAGGATATGCCTGATGACGACGATCCGGCGAGCACCAAGTACGCCGAAGACGGCACGCAGGTCACGCGCAACGAAGGTGGAATCGAAGTTGTTCTGAACGAAGAGGACACCACCGACGAGCAGGAAGACGACCCGGAATTTGACGCCGACCTCACCTCGAAGATGAGCGACAACGAGCGCTGCGCGCTGGGCGGCACGCTCAGAGAATACATCGACATCGACCTGCAGTCCCGCGCGGAGTGGGAGCAGCGCATGTTGCAGGGCCTGGAGATCATTGGCCTTGAGGACGTGCCCGAGGATCGGACGGCATTTCACGGCGCCTCTGCGGTTACCCATCCGGCCATCGCCACTGCCATCGTTCAGTTCCAGGCCCGCGCCATGGAAGAAATCTTGCCGCCTGACGGCCCGGTCAAGGTCGGTACCGAGGGCGACGCATCCCAGGAAGATACCGACCGCGCCGAGCGCGTCGAAGAGTACATGAATTACCAGCTGACCGAGGAGGACGACGAATATTACTCCGACACCGACTCGATGCTGTTCTATCTGCCATACGCCGGCAGCGCCTTCAAGAAGGTTGCCATTGACCCAATCATAGGCCGCACCCGCTCACGCTTCATTCCGGCCGACGACTTCATCGTCCCCTACTTCGCGCGCAGCCTCAAGACAGCCACCCGGTACACGCATCGATACACCATGTCGATGAACAACTTCAAGCGCGCCGTCGACAAGGGTGAGTTCACCGATTACAACTTCCCCCAGGGCATGGTCACGCAGCTCGCCGATGAGAACAAACGCCTGCAGGACACCAGCGACGACCGCAGCGAGGCCTACCACACCGACGATCAGATTCTGACCCTTATGGAGACCCATATCGAGTGGGAGTTCAAGTGGGAGAAGGAAGGGACCGAGAAGAAATTCAAGAAGCCGTACGCCATCACCTGGGAATGGGAGACCGGCGCGGTGGTCAGCGTCAAGCGCATATGGGCGGAAGATGATGAGGACTGCGACAAGCAGGTCTGGTTCACGCACTACAAGTACCTGCCTGGCTTCGGCTTCTATGGCCTGGGTCTGTTGCACATCATAGGCAGCTTGGGCAAGGCGGCCAGCGGCGCTCTCCGCGCGTTGCTCGACGGCGCCCAGACGTCCAGCTTACAGGGTGGTTTCAAATCGAAAGACGCGCGTATAAGTGGTGAAGTCACTTTCTCGCCCGGAACCTGGATCGAC